CCCCCGTGCCTCGTCAGTACGTTGTTGCAATTTCTACGCGCCGCTATTTTCCAACCCTGCACTAAATCTGATCATAACTAGCCCACTTCTCCCCGTTGGCCCTTAGGCCAAAAGGGGCATGTAAATCCATGGGTGTACAAAACCCTCAAAACGTGCTATAATATTAATATATGATACATATTAGAGAGTTAGAGGGGCGTAGATTGTACGCTCCGCTAACACTCGGGCCCAATCGGTGGCTTTGGGAGTAGAAGTTTAGATGGCTTCGGCGCTTTGCTTTTGTGCAAAGCCGCCGTGTTTGGAGTAGGAGCTACTCCGGTGGCGTTTCGCCAGCGTGCGTAGCGACATTCCCGGAGATGGTGAGATTTGGTTAGAGTCGCCTTGTTGGTGATCTCCGCTATATAGAAGCGCGCAGGCGCGCGCGAGGTGTTTGGTTTGTCAAAGGCTCGTAAGGAAGCTGCTCGTCGCGAGAGTGAGTCTCGCTCCAAGAAGTACACCAAGCCTGCTCTGCGTGAGCGCATCAAGTCTCGCATCATGGCTGGCTCCAAGGGTGGCAACCCTGGCCAGTGGAGTGCTCGTAAGTCCCAGATGCTTGTCCAGCAATACGAGAAAGCTGGCGGTGGCTACAGGGGCGGTAAGGGCTCCGAGCAGAAGAGTTTGTCTCGATGGACTAAGCAGGAATGGACTACTGAGTCGGGCAAGCCTAGCCGTGAGACTGGCGAAGTCTACGCTCCTAAGAGAAAGATTAACGCTAAACGCGGCACTAAAGAGCTGGCAGATGCTAATGCAATGAAGCGGGCCGCTCCTAAGGGCCAGCAGCACGTTCGTCACGGGTTTGCTGCTGGAACGAGCAAGAAGAGGGCTTGATGTCAAAAGCACGTAAGCATGCGGCGCTGATGGAGCGCCTGGGCGTATCGGGTTACAACAAGCCTAAGCGTACGCCTAACCACCCCACTAAGAGCCACGTCGTGTTGGCCAAAGAGGGTGACCGTGTGAAGACCATCCGCTTTGGTGAGCAGGGAGCTAGCACTGCTGGCAAGCCCAAGGCTGGGGAGTCTGAGCGCATGAAGAAGAAGAGGGCCTCTTTCAAGGCCCGTCACCGCCGGAACATTGCTAAAGGTAAGATGTCTGCTGCATTTTGGGCAGACAAGGTGAAGTGGAGTTGAGTGATGGTTGAGGGCATCCCTCCCGGCGGTTTTGGCGGGGCACAGGACTTCTGGTGGGATTATCCCCGCCTGCTGGTTAAGTCTGTCTGGGACAAGCGCGGCATGGGCCGCGACGCTTTTATTGAGGCCGCCTCTATACTCACCGATATAGGCCACCCTAACCCTGTGGAGGGTGTTGCTGAGGTGTGGGGAGCGCTAGGCGCTGACCAGCCCTATAGGCCGGGAACCCAGTACCTCCGAACGGAGGGGTTCGACGCTGCTCGCGCTGCGAAGCTTCCTGCCCCTCCTCCAGCGGAGGATGTGTCTAACGCCCGTAGGCTTTACGACAGCGGCGCTTCTGCGTTCCCTGGCACCGAGGCTCACGCTGGCTCGAAGCCGTGGGGGACTCGCGACCCTATGCACCCAGCCCGTATCCAGCTTGAGCGGGAGCAGGCGTCTCGTGGAATGGCGGAACAGCGGGCACGGTTTGCTGACAGGTCTGCCCAGTCCCGCTTTAGCAGTGCTAGGTCTAAGCTTGACGACCTCGCTAAGTCGTATGGCTTCCAGTCCATGGAAGACTTTGAGCTTTCTAAATACGAAGGAAGGGACCCCTACACTGGCAAGTTTTCCCCAACAAAAGCCCACGTAGACATGCAGGCTTCGCCTGAGTACGAAAGGCTCAATATAGAGTTAGATGAGGCGAAGTTCCAAAGTTCCTCCGCAGCGCGCAGGCTTAGTGAACAGTCTTTTAAGAGCGGCCAGCCTGCGTCAGACCCTCGCGACGAGCTTCGCAGAGAGCTTTCCCAGCGCCGAAAGGGTCTTGCCCCCCTCAAGGGTGAGCGAGGATTTATTAGCGGCGTCGCGCCATCCGCGCGCTCTACCGCTGCCCGTGGACTGTCAAAGTCCGCAAAGGTCGTGGGTCCTGTGGGCCTTGGTATTGACGCCTTGGTCGCTTACGGCCGAGGAGCAAGGGACTTTGACGACTGGATGTCACAAGAGGAAGAGTTTCTCACGGGGCTGCCCGGTCTCGTTAGCCCCTCTGAGCTTCCTCCTCCGGCGGTGCTTTCGCCTGACCGCGTCAAAGCGGTCGAGGCTACGCAGGGTATGGCTGGCGTGGCTCCTGACACCAAGTCACCCAACGTGACTGAGCAAGAGGTACGCGCCTATATCTCCAATAAGGTCGCTAAGGGAGATAAGCTCCCAGCATGGGCACAGAAGATTACCTCAATGAAAGGTGGCAGGCTCTCTATTAAGCCCGTCAACCCGCGAACAAAGGCCCGACAAGAGGCCGCTAGAAGTGGAGCTAAGTGATGGCAAAATACCCAGGTGACGCCGAGGTCGATCGTGTTGTCATGGAGAACACAAAGAGCTACCGCGCCAAACACGGACGCGACGAGTCTTTGAGCGGGGACGAGCCCAAGTGGCTCTTGGATTCTATCAAGAGGGTACGGGCAAAGCTGGGACCAGTGGGCCAGTCTCGCCCTAAGGCGCGCCAAGCTGCGGCTGCTGCTGAGAGTGGCAAGCCCGTTAAGCTTTTGAAGGACCCTAGCGCCATGAAAGCGTCTGACCGCATCCGTTATTACCTTGGTCTCCCCCAGGGATACCCAATGAAACCATCGCTGGCCAAGAAGGCGATGGCTAGACTTAAGAAGGACCTCCGGTATAGCAAAGAGGGTACTGGGCGGTTTGGTCATGAGGGCGCTTTTAACAAGGAGCCATCCGAGTTCGAGGAGCTTCTTTTTATGGATCTGGACGAGGCTAGCGCCCCAGGTGCATCCGACACCTTTGGGGAGTTCTCTGTTTCACGATCGCTTGGTTTCCGTGACCCTGGAGAGACCATGTCTAAAGCCAGGGCGCGCGCGCGCAAAGCAGCCGCTAAGCGCCCGCACAACCCAAGAATGACTGCACCTAAGCGTAAATACGGGAGTTATTAACTTCCTCTGAACGAGGCCTTGACATCCCCTGGGGCTTCGTTCAATCTCTTCTCACCCTCGGAGTAGCTCTCCTTTGGGTTATGGGTTCCATCCCGCGTCTCATGCTAGCGCACTGGCGCGGGATGGTTTTACTTGTCTTTTTCTACACAGGGGATGTGTTAGTGGACCCACTGTTTCTACCGCAGAGCAGCAGCGTCGAGCGCGAGGTGCTCGCCTGCTTACTCTTGGACCCTTCCAAAACACCCTCGGTGTCCAGCCGTCTGACTGGGGAGGATTTCCATAACGACGTCAATCGCTTTATCTGGGACGGCATGGTCGTGGCGCATGAGCGCCATACGGACTTCGATGGCGTAGTGCTCGAAGAAGTCATGCGTGATCAGGGCTCATGGGGCCGTGTAAGCGGTGGTGACCTCGTCAAACTCATGGATAGGGTTGGCTCAACCTCCATGCTCGACACCTATGTGGACCGCTTGCTGGAGATGACCGCTAGGCGACGCATGCAACAGGCTGCCGAGCAGCTATCATCCATCGCTATAGATGGGGACCTCAGCCCAGGAGAAGCTCTCTCCGAGGCTGAGGCGTTGGTGGGACGTCTGAGGGAGTCAGGTGAGAATCTAACCG